AGATTATCAAGGTCGCCGTGGATTCCACATATTTGATACTGAAACAAGAGAATTGGAAAACATTCAAAATCCTTTCCAAATTTTCCACAAGATTGAGTATGATGATACTGATATGACAATTGAAGACGTGGCTCGACTTGATACGACAAACATCAAAGATGCTTACATCAAAGTAATTGTTAAAAACAGAACGAATCCATATATCCATGATTTGTTCTTAAACCGTTTGGCTAATGAAGGCGCGGCAGATGTCAAATCTATTGAGGATACGCTGAACTTTGAAGGCGAAGGTGTTGAAGATATACTCGATGAGACTAAAGATACAAAAGAGATTTTGCACGGTTACATAGACACTCTCGATACCAAAACAAACAAGGTAAGTATCAAAACGATAATTGACGAGTTATATAATGAGGCTTTGAGCGTATAAATGAAAATAGTTTTTAAAAAATTACGATATAAGAATATATTGTCCACAGGCAATACGTTTACTGAAATTCAACTGGATCGTAGATCTACAACGCTGATTAGTGGCACAAACGGTAGCGGAAAGTCAACTGTACTTGATGCTATCGTGTTTGCTCTATACGGAAAAGCGTTTCGTAAAATCAATAAGAACCAACTGATTAACAGTATCAACAACCGCGAATTACACGTTGAGATTGAGTTTAATATTTCTCAAACACAATACATGGTTCGCCGAGGTATCAAGCCAAATATATTTGAAATCTATCGTAACGGTGAGCTCATTAACCAAGATGCCGCGGCAAGAGATTACCAAGCATATCTCGAGCAAAACATTCTGAATTTAAATTATAAATCATTTAATCAGATCGTGGTTCTAGGTTCGGCAACATACGTTCCTTTTATGGAATTGCCTGCTCATACTCGACGTGAAATCATTGAGGACTTGCTTGATATTCAGGTCTTTAGTACAATGAATACTTTGCTTAAAGATAAGGTTTCTATTAATAAGGAATACATATCAGACAACAGCTATCAATGTGATTTGACTGAATCCAAGATTGAAAGTGCGGAGTCTCATAATGCTTCAATCCGCAAAATTCGTGAGGATGAGGTTATCAAAGTCAAAGAAAAGATGTCTGAACATATCACAAATATCGAAGAAGCAAATAAAAAGATTGAGGCAATACAAGATATCGTTGAGGTTTGCTTGAAGGATATTGTAGATAAAGCATCAGTTAAGTCTAAGATTGAAAAGGCAAAAGGCATAGAACGCGATTTAAAATCAAATCTTCGCCAATTGCACACTGATCTGTCCTTTTACGATAACCATGATAATTGCCCAACTTGCCAACAAGGTATTGCACACGAGTTTAAAGAAAACATTATGTCTGAAAAAGACAAAAAGATTTCTGAAATTAATGACGGTTTAAAGAATCTATCTGAAAAACTTGATGAATACAATTCTCGTATGGAATCAATTTCTTCTGTTGAAGATCAGATCTCAAGCGCCAATCTAAAGATCGGTGACTACCGCGCAACAATCAAAATTTCAAAGAATGCTTTGCTTTCATATAAGCAGGAACTTGATAAGGCTGAAGAAGACGTTCAGGCAATTGACCAAACAGTATTGAACGAACTTAAAGAAAAGATGGCAAAACTCAACTCAAGTCAACAGCAACTATTTGAAGATAAAGAAGTGCTCAGTGTTGTATCAACTATCCTACGTGATGGCGGTATTAAGTCGAGAATCATTGCTCAATACATTCCTGTAATGAATAAGCTGATTAACAAATACCTAACCGCGTTTGACCTGTTCGTTGATTTCCAACTCGATGAAAACTTTAACGAACAAATAAAATCACGTTTCCGCGATGCCTTTTCATATGCTTCATTTTCTGAAGGTGAAAAACTGCGGATCACATTGAGCATCATGTTGGCATGGCGGACTGTTGCTAAATTGCGTAACTCAGTATCAACAAACCTTCTTATACTCGATGAGACACTTGATGGCGCGTTGGACGGTGTTGGTATTGATAACTTGATTGATACGCTGCACAATCTGAACGCTGATGATAACATTTTTGTTATTAGTCACCGCGGAGATCAATTCGGCGAAAAGTTCCATTCTCACATTAAATTCCAAAAGGTTAAGAATTTTTCAGAAATGGCCGCATAAAGTGGTTGACAAACTGTTTCTTTTGATATACAATGGTTAATATATGATACAGATAAAGGATATGCATGTCTAAGTTCTATACATCGGTTGAGCGCTATATGAATGAGTTACGGTGGCGCGGTTACGACAACGGTCGACCGTTTATGAAGAAGGTTCGGTTCAATCCAACCTTGTTTGTTCGCTCTCGAGAAAACGCAACTCATAAATCTCTACTTGGTGACATTCCCTTGGGTTCTGTATCCTTCGACAGTATGTCTGAAGCAAAGCAGTATATTGAACAGTACAAAGACGTCCATGGGTTTGAGGTCTGCGGTACAAGTAATTACATTACTCAATTCATTCAAGAACAATATCCTGACACAATCAACTTTGATATGTCAAAGATTAATATCTGTTCTTTTGATATTGAGGTCGACATCGCTAATGGTTATCCAAACGTTGAGACTGCTGATAAAGAAATTACTTCAATCGCATATAAATCTTCTAAGTCAAGTACGTATCATCTGCTTGGCCGTAAAGATTACGATAAGACGCAGACTCAAACCGATATTCCTCATGAAGATATTCAATTCATGAAGTTTGATACCGAACTGGCATTGCTACAACGGTTTATTCAGATTTGGCAAAATGATTATCCTGACGTTGTTACAGGTTGGAACGTCGAGTACTTTGACATTCAATACGTCGTTACTCGTATCATCCGTCTCCTCGGCGAAGAAGCAGCCAAGAAGTTATCTCCTTGGGGTACAATTCGACAATCTTCACGCACGTTCTTTGGCAAGGAACAGTTCACATACATTATCTCAGGTATGTCGGTAATCGACTATATGGATGCGTTCAAGAAATTCGGTTATAAGTACGGTCCTCAAGAATCATGGAAACTTGACCACATTGCTTACGTTGTCCTTGGCGAAAAGAAAATGGATTACTCTGACTACGGCAGCTTAACAGCTCTATACGAACAGAACCCTCAACTGTATCTTGACTATAACCTCAAAGATACATGGTTGATCCAACGGTTTGAAGATGAAACAAGTCTACTTGAATTGGTTATGACTGTTGCGTATGGTGGCGGTGTTAATTACACCGATGCTTTTGGTACGGTTGGTATCTGGGAATCAACAATTTATCGCAAGCTAATGAAGGACAACATTGTTCCTCATTTGAAACGCGGCCCAGGTCAACGTGCTGGTGATTTGGTCGGTGGTTATGTTAAGGATCCCAAAGTTGGTATGCACCCTTGGGTTGTTTCTTTTGACTTGAACTCGCTGTATCCTCACTTGATGCTTCAGTACAATCTGTCGCCTGAAACATACACCGAAGACCACCGTGAATACGTATCTCAAGATATGGTTCTTGATGGTAAATATCAGAATAATACCGAATACGCAGTTTGTGCAAACGGTGCTTGTTTCCGTAAGGACAAACTTGGTATCATTCCTGAAATCATTGACGAATACTATAACCGACGCAAGGTTATCAAACAAGATATGTTGAAGGTTGAGCAAGCGCTCGAAAACACAACAGATCCATCTGCCAAGGATACGTTGAAACGCCAAGCAAACCAATTACACAATTCGCAAATGGCTATCAAGATTGCTATGAATTCCTTGTATGGCGCAACAGCTAATATTTACTTCTTGTACTATATTAACGATATGGCTGAGGCAATTACAACATCAGGTCAGTTGTCTATTCGGTATGCTCAAAAGTCGGTAAACGATTATCTTAACAAGATTCTCAAAACTAACGGCAAAGATTACATCCTCTATATTGATACCGACTCTATCTATGTTGATTTTGGCCCATTGGTTAAAGCATCATTTGGTACCACTGATATCAGTCGCCAGCAAGGCGAGCAATTCCTTGATAAAGTTTGCTCGTCTAAGATTGAAGAAGTAATCGAGAATGGTTATATTGATTTGGCATCTAAGATGGGTGCCTACCGTCAAGCAATGGTAATGAAACGAGAAAAGATTACTGATAAGTCAGTGTTCATTGCCAAGAAACGCTATATTATGAATACTCTCAACTCTGAAGGTGTTCACTATGAGGAACCAAAGATTTCCGTAACAGGTCTTGAGTCTGTTCGGTCTTCTACTCCTGAGGTCTGCCGTGATAAACTCAAAGCCGCGTTCAAGATCATTATGAACGAAGGTGAGGATGCCACTCAGGCATTCATTGCTGATTTCAAAGAAACGTTTAAGCAACTCAGACCAGAAGATATCGGCCGTAACAGTGGCACTGATAATATTGAAAAGTACACCAACCGATCTTCTATATACAAAAAAGGTTGTCCGATGCACGTTCGTGGCGCATTGTTGTATAACCACCACCTAAAAGAAAAAGGTTTGAGTTCTCGGTACGAGGAGGTTAAAGGTGGCGACAAAATCAAGTTTATCTACCTCCGAGTACCGAACCCTATTCGTGAAAACATTGTTTCGTTTCCTGGTGTTTTGCCAACAGAAATGAACCTTCACGATTACGTTGATTACGATTTACAATTTGAAAAGGTATTCCTTAGTCCTCTCGAGTCTATTCTCGAAGCAATTGGATGGACCGCGGAAAAGCAAATGACATTGGAAGGATTTTTTGGATGAGTGATAAAATTGAACGAAGAATGGAACATCTCATTGCT